TACTGGAACTAATATGAAAGCTATAAACCCAACAATACCGTACAAGGATGGAGAGATATCGATACAGGGATCAGAGTTCCATTACTGTTATCCAAAGAATAACAAAGGCCCTTATACTCAAGTAGAAGTAGCAGTATTTAATAAGGACGGAGAACGAACAAAAGAAGATGCTATTAGACAATGGGCTGATTGTATAGACGATGATCATCAACCGGTTTACGGATACGTTCCTTACGGAAGAGTAGTTGAATTGTGAAGAGTGATGGTTATACTGATGAGAATGTATACGGTATCTTCAATAGATTAGAAGGTAAACAATAGAGTGGAACAGTTTGTTATCAAGTATGCAGCGTTATTCCTATCGATATTAGTTAGTATTGTGATAGTTTTTATAGTACATTTCAGTAAAAACGATACGGATCTGTAGCAAAAGCGCTCGATGAGCATGACTTCCAAATAATTTACACGTACAGATAATGTGTATGTAATAGATAGAGGACGAGAGAATATTAAAGAAGGAACTAATTGCAAGAGGGAACTACTGAAAAGGAACTAATCGCAATGAGCGAAGCGAAATAATCAAATCTAAATCCACCACCTAAAGAGGGAACACTCGTATAATTATAGCATGAGCAACGCAAGAAAGACCACTAACCAACTCCTAGAGTCTATCGACGATGGCCTCTTGACTAGTCAGACAGTCCTAGAAAGCCTCCTTAAGTACCTCTCCGAAGATCAGGTATCAGAGTTCTACCGATCGTTCTTAGACGAAGGACATGCGGAGTACTTACCTGGAGTGGATAAGCAACCAGAACTGTCAGTGATGTCACTTAGCAACGAAAGCGGTACCGGGCTCTGGGATAGAGCAGCTGCACTAGGCAGTACTTAAAGCAGGCACCTCTTATATTATATCATAGTTCCTAATGACCTCCTTACAAGCATACGAGATATACGCCTTCACTGGAAAGGAACCCTCTTATAATAATAGCATGACAACTACTGATACCACACTCGAGCAATTTGAATTCATGGACAAGCACGGGCGCTATGACGACTTTAAGAGTCACGGCGGGCCCTACGACCGAGGCTCAGCCGATGCCTGGTATGAGCGTCCGCCGGAACCCAGCTACTGGCCTGAGGGCAGCTACGAGGGTACGCGCATCAACGAAGACAAGATGACCAATCTCCAGCGCGAGGCCTACTGGGCGGGCTATACCATCGCCGAGGCCGATCCCGGTCACCGTAAACAATATGATTAGAATTTGGACATTGGAATAATTTAATTTTGGGAACTATCACGACCTTCAGCCGGAGCACAATTATAAATACCTCAGAGCAGAGTCCGCTGATAGTTCTCATCACCTTTCGATAGTGGTGTTGTTAGACCTGAGTACGTCTTAAAACTACTCATACCTTTATGATAGATCAAATACAATCGTTGTTACCAGTAATTCAAGTAGGCATCTACACAGGCGTGTTCCTGGCAGTGCTCTTCGGATCAATCCATCTAGGGTGGAAGTACGCTCCCTGGATCATTGGCATTGGGTTCCTGATATTCCTCTTAGGTTAACTCTTGGTGTACCCTCACGGGCTCTGCAGCCATCGCCTCCACGGTACAAATGCAGAGCGGCTCACGAGCGGCCGATAGGTAGTCACCGTCACTACCAGCTCCCCTTTCCGGAACTGTGCTATAATTGTGGTATGGAAATTATAAACATCACTGCCGAGCTTCTCAATCATGTCAATCGCATCTGTGCTGAGTCTAAGGCTTGGGCAGAGGCTGCACCCGAAGGAGAGTTCCGCGGGTATAGTTCCTACGATGAGGCTGATATCCTCTTTCACTGTAAGCACTACACCAAGGGTGAGCGCTGCCTGACGCCCGCCGAATGGGATCAAGCCAAGGCCTGGGAGGAGTACTATGATGCCTATAAGAGCGCTGAGGGTATTCGCCCGCGCTGGACCAACTGGCAGGATGAGTCAGCCGAGGAATGGGATCGGCTCTCGACGGAGTGCTATGCGAAGGCTAACGCCGAGTACGAGGCGCGCCAGCAGGAGAAGGAACTAGAAGCGTCCTACAAGTACGAGGGCCCATCTCCTATCACTAACGGCTTAGAGATAGCCTAGCCGGAACTGTGCTATAATATAGGTATGAAAAATACAACAACCACCATCACCCTCGCCCAAGTTGAGCAAGCTGTCTCGACTCTTAATCAGATTGCTAAGGATGCATCCAGTGCCGCAGCCTTTCGCAACGTTGCTAAGCAGTTCTTTAACCCGGAACTTATCGAGCTCATTCGCGATCTCCATACCGATAGTGAGGTCTTCTGTGACATGCTTCGTCCTTTCTTTGCCGATCCTGAATAGTATTTAGTAGTAGTTGTTTGTTGAGAAGGTTCCCCGTTTCTAGATCGAGGCGGGGTTCCTCTATGTATGGGGGGTTCTCTCAGAGACCCGCTCTCTCAGAGCACGCCATTGGACTTCTCTGACTATAGAGAGCGGGGTTTAGATATCGGGGTTCCCCATGCTACAAAATTTTTTTAGCGCGCGGAACTTCTCTATATATAGAAAGGGAACTATTCGCCGCGGCACGTTGGAACTGCTACCACTCAATTAGGAACTCCGAATCGGGAACACTTATATCTAGTTCCGTGCGCCGATCAGTTCCTGGAGTAATTTTACAGGAGGTAAGGAACAATAGAAGTACTACGCTATAGAGTAACTTCACCACGTTCTAATATCACTTGTCTATTACGCAATTGTTCCTCAGCAATGTCGCCTTTAGATTTACCGAAGTACTCTACGGCATAGCTATTATCGACCATATACTGATTAACATTAACATCGTCTACAATAAGCTCTCCCAATATACGACCGTACTTACCTCTACTATCATCAGCTTTAGTCTGTAAGACAATCTTAGCACCCACCGGACAGAAGGATAATATCTTCTCTTTAGCAAGATTACCAAACACCTTTTCTACTTTGTCAGACGTTCTAGACTCAGGCGTATCAATGCCGTAAAGTCTAATACGCTGATTACGTAGCCACACTTCAAATCCTAAATCGATATCTACATCAACAGTATCACCGTCAATCACTTTTGTTATAATTGCTTTATATTGGTACATAAATTTATTTAACTCATTTCATTGATACCGATAACAGTAATATCCAATATTCGCCGAAGAGCGGCATAATGGCCTTCGGCATGGTGCTATGCTGGGAGATTTTTTTTGCGCCTGCGGCGCGGTATGGCTTTAGTACCGGTATAATCTAAATAAGTTGTATATGCTTAAACCTAATGCGATACCAGAATACGATATATATGATATATTATATACTGGTGATAAGCAGCTAGTAATTGTTATGCCAGCTGAGCATGATGCCATTGGTATAAAGTTATTATTATCTCAGGATGTAATTAATTTTAAATTGGAGCGGTGCCCGGAGCGACATGTCTATATATATACGTCGGAGTATGATGTAGAGTATAGTGAGACTGTTAAACTACTAATTAACGGTAGAGAGATTGAAACTGCAGTTAGTAGGTATCCGGAGTTTAAAGATGAAATTATAATGTCGACTCTTGTTAAGGGGGAGGAACACTGTATAGTACAGTGGGTAGAGTTTTACTTACACCAGGGTGTATCGCGGTTTATTATATATGATAACTCTGATGAGAGTACGTTATGTGATGTATTAAGAACGTATATAGATAAAGGACAGGTATTGTTAATAAGATGGAATTATATTTATCTTAGACCGGTATCAGGTTTCAGCGCTCAGCAAACACAACAAACACATTCTATTCACGCCTTTCGGAGCTCTAAATATATAGGAATGTTCGACGTAGATGAATATTTAAATCTACAAAAAGACGGAGATATTAATACATTTTTTGAAAACATTATTAATGATCAAGGTTTAAATACAGGAGAAATAGGAGCATTTCAACTCCTAAGTCGCCAATTTTATAATCCAAATAAACTAGATATTAGCGGTAATAAGTTCTTAAAGATATTTAACTGCGACCCTGTTAGGCTTCATTACCAGGAAAAGTGTTTTGCTATCCCACGTAATGTTAATATATTCTGCGTCCATAAAATTACTAGCGGAAAGAAGCTACATAAGATATCACCGGGGGATGGGTATTTTAACCATTACTGGTATTTGAGTGAGAAGCACCCCACATCGGCGCGCCCTGCAACCGAGTGCCCACCGGCTGATACTATCGGTACCGACGATTCTATACTCCGGCATTTGAGATATATAGACTGATGATATTCCGGAATGAATAAGGAACTGTGATATAATAATAGGGTACCTTATGATTGTTATAAAGCTTAAATGTAATAAAGAAATCCGCGAAAAGTTTAAGAAGCATAAGATAGATAAGAGGAAGTTAGAGAACTATCTAATGTTTGTAACTAATAACCTAGTACCTACTAGGAAGTGGTGGGATTATGAGATTGTAGTTAAGGGGTGTAAGGGTCATGATTCTCAGTACTTCTGGGGAGAGGATGAGATAGAGGTAGCTACGATGTGTCATGAGTGCACTAGCGCTAAAGAGCGAAGAGCTTTCTTCATAAAGAGCCTTGTTCATGAGTACAGGCATTGGGTACAATCTCAAGTACAAGGTATATCAGAAAGGCATATCAACTATACCGAGGAAGATGTTGACGATCGTAATGATAAGTATGTAAAAAATAAACTCGAGCTTGAATGTGCAGAATGGGAAGTATTAGTAGAGAGATTTATTGACTTAGTATAAATAATATTATGAGAGAAGAGGATAGGAATATAAATGAAGCTTATTTAAATCAAGACGGNGTCGGCCTATCGCAGCAGCGCGACGATAAGAATCTAAAGTTTAGACCTGAGTACGATATTAATAACAGTAACTATAAGAATTTTAAGGGTATGAACGACGGTGCTAAAGTTAACGATGCTAGAATGCCTACAGGTCCTGATCTGTCCTCTGATGAAGAAAAAGAAGTATCAGGTTATGTATATGACTCCGAGACAACTAATACTACGCCAGAGAATCCTGAAGTAATTGTAGTTGGTATAGGTAGGTATAGATTAGATTCTTTAGAGAGTGATATAAGATCTAGTCTTAAGGACCTTGCAGACGAGTCTACAGTTAATATTATAAGCAAGATAACAGCCGAAAGAGCTGTCTTACCTCATAAAGTTAAAGCTTTAGATGAGGTGTTGAAGAAGATGGAGTCGCCTGCATATAAGCGGAAGATAACACTTGCAAAGCAGAAAAGATAATATATAATTAATGTATGGTTAAGCTTCCTGTTACATGGGATACTATAGATCTATACGTAGATAATATATTACAACAAATTAAAGATAAAAAGATCGATACCGTACTTGGTTTAGCAAGAGGTGGTATGATACCTGCTACTATATTGGCATATAGATTGGGTAATAACAACCTACAGCAGCTAGGTGTTAGAACGAGAGACGTAGAAGCTACTCAATTTTATGGTAACCCCGTCCTATTTGGTAATGTATTGGTGGTAGACGATATAAACGATTCAGGTAAGACTTTTAAGGAGGCCGCTAAATATCTAGATTACCACTTCGATAGAGGTGAAATTAATGATGTTATCTTTAGCGCATGCTCGAAAAGATATAATACAGAGTGGCCGGAAGGTATATATGGATCTATTATTGAAAATGATGACTGGCTGGTCTACCCGTGGGAATAAATATTAATAGTGAAGAGTAGAGCATTCCATTTTGAGATCAAAGATATGGTGACGCAGTTTATTGCGGCATTTGATGATATTGTTATAGGTAGATATAATAAAAATAGGGACGAGCTCGATAAGATTAACGTTAGATATGTATACGCTCCTAAAGAAAGAGTGATGTATGATATTATCAATGAGAATAAAACTATTACATTACCCGCAGTTGCTGTTAGTATAAAGAGCGTATCACGAGATACAACTCGGGTCTTTAATAAGCTTGATGGGTTCTACTACTCAGGCACGAGCGGCGAAGAGAGGACATCCCGACATGTTAAACCACCTGTACCTGTTAATATTAACTTAAGTGTATCTATATTAACGAGATATCAAACAGATATGGATCAGATTCTAAGCAACTTTATACCGTTTTCAAATCCTTATGTTGTTATATCATGGAAGGTCCCTAAAGAGTTTAATCTATCAGTTGAGCAAGAAATAAGATCTGAAGTATTATGGGACGGTAATGTAGGTTTAAACTACCCAACAGAATTAAACGGGTCTCAAAAAGCACGTATAACAGCCGATACTTCATTTACAATTAAGGGCTGGATGTTTAAAGATGTAGATGATCCTGTAGGTAATATATTTTATATTGATCAGAACTTTAATGCCGTAAATCTTATTAGCGGTTATGAAAGTATGAAAGATGAAAATTCGCCTACTGAATCTTTTGAACTATCTGGCTCTCCTCATATTACAGATATATATTTTAACGGTGTTAAGATGTTTGATGATGTTACCCTAACGTCATCGCAGGTAAGTACAGCGAGTGCCGGTACTGTTTTATTGAATGGAGTTGGTTTTGCTAATACTGAGACAGTTCTATTCAGTGCTTCTAATAGTAGTATGTATAGTTCCCTTACGTCACTATCCGCGACTACCAGGCAACCAGCAGTTTCCGGTCAATCTATACCATTTACAGTTGTCAATGATAATGCACTAACCTTTACATTACCTATACTATCAGGCGGTACTGGTGATGTTAGATTTATACCTTATAATAAAGCTGGGTATTCATTTAGCGATTCAACTTTAGAGACAGAAACATTTAGCGGGAACTCGACCTTTATAAAGATAATTTCTTAATTAAATATTAATAGACCATGGCAGACGATAATAAAAAATCATTTTTTAATTCAGGTATTTTTAAAAATATTACAAATAAACTACCGTATCAAACGCCTAATGCGGATGATATTATAGGTAACTTAAATCCTAAGTACGAGGTTTTCCAAGACACAGGTATGAAGAGAACAGAAGCTCTGGCTGGTCAATCTGTACTATATAATAATGATTATAATAATGTAGCGCCCGGCCAGTTCGGAACTGAAACTCAATACGCTGAGTTAGTATACGCTAATATCGAAGAAAATAAAGGAGGCAGGCTTCGCGATTATAGAGTAATGGCTTCATTTTCAGAAATCGCTGATGCGTTAGACGAAATTTGCGACGAGGTTGTTAACAGAGACGAGAATGGTAGGATAGTTCATTTAGATTTTAGAGATACAATTTTAGAAGATAGTGATAAGGGTAAGATAACTGCAGAGTTTGACAAGTATATTGATTACTATAATTTAGAGAAAAAGGGGTTCGAGTATTTTAGACAGATGTTGATCGAGGGCGAACTCTTCTTTGAGCATATTATACATAAGAAATATACTGATGAGGGTATTCTCGGCGTTGTACATCTACCTTCTGATCTAGTAGATGCTGTATATGATAATATACAGAATATGCTTATTAAAGGCTTCATACTACGTAAGCCAGTATTTGACCCTAATAAGCCGAATAAGGTAGAGAAGGTCGAGCTTGTACCGATGGACGATAACCAGGTATCGTATGTTAATTCAGGTATATGGAATCAAGATAAAACTTTTAGACTACCGTTTATTGAAAACGCGCGAAGAGCATATCGTCAATTATCACTAGTTGAAGATAGTATTGTTATATATAGATTAGTTAGAGCTCCAGAGCGTCTAGTGTTTAATGTAGATGTTGGTAATATGTCTCCACCAAAGGCTGAAGCTTATCTTAGAAAGTTAATGCAATCATATTGGTCTAAGAAGACATTTGATGTTAATCAATCCGGAGCTGTTCAAAAATTTAACCCTCAGTCAATGCTTGACTCTTTCTGGTTCGCCAAAAGAGCTGGTTCAGATGGTACTAATGTAACTCAGCTAGCTGGTGGTGCTAATTTAGGCGAGCTTACTGATCTAATGTATTTCGTTAATAAGCTTTATAAGGCTTTAAAGGTGCCTACTAATCGAGTTAATCCTGAATCAACATTTAGCGACGGTCAGGAGATCTTAAGAGAAGAGCTTAAATTCGCTAAGTTTATTATTAGGTTACAGCAGCAATTCGCTAGCGGGTTAAAGAGAGGATTTTTAACACATTTAGAATTAAAAGGATTAAAAGAGAAATACTCTTTAAAAGAGTCTCAAATACATTTACATTTTAATGTACCTACTAATTTTTACGAGCTAAGAGAGAATCAAAAACTTGAATTAAAAACTGCGACATATAATAATCTTGTTGCTAATGAATTTATATCAGCCACATACGGTCAAATGAAATACCTTGGCTGGTCCGAAACTGATATTAAAGCGAATAGAGAACTCCTTCGTAAAGATGCTGAGGTACAATGGGAATTAGCGCAGATTCAAGGCGCCGGTCCAAGTTGGAAAGATGCAGCTCAAGGCGCGCCAGCCGAGGGCGGTGATGTAGAAGGTGGAGCTGCTCCAGGAGAGCCGCCTGCATTCGGAGGGGCCCCTGCTGATACAGGTGAGGCTGCAGTTGATGACGCACCGGCTGCTGAAGAAGCGCCACCAGAACCAGCAGTTTAAATTAACTCTCTTTTAGAACGAGTGTAAACCGACCGCTACTATCTAATACCTGTAATAATGTCTTAGCTGGACTAGCAGCTTGTTGCTCGTTAATAAATTGCGCTAAAAGTGTAGGGTCGCTAGAAAGTGGTTTTTCAGTTAATGTAACTGTGTTGCCATACTCATTTACTAGAGTAAATGGTCCTACTGTTGATAATCCTGGTACTAATGTAATGTGTATATCTCCTGATGCCATATTAATATTTATAAAAAACGTAGGTTATATACTGAGAGTATTAAATATTTTATAATGGCTAAATGCGATATAACACCTATTTCAGCTTTTCAGAGCACAAATCTCAATAGTAAAATTGATAATTTTGATAGACTTAGTGACCGGGTATTACGTTCTCTAGGGTATCCATTTGTTAATATCGAGATTCACCGCGATACTTTATATGAAAATATAAGCATATCATGTGAAATGTTTGCGAAGTTTGCAGGATATACTCAAGAGTATCTTTTATTTGATAGTGCATTATACGAAAAAAATAACGGTATTAGATTGGATCAGCTTTTTTCATTACAAAATTCTGACAATCTTTCACAACAAATTGAACATAATAACGAGAGCGAAGATTTTTCAAACTATAAAAAGGATTCTGAAACTCTATACATATCAACGAGTTCAATACCAGGTAGTAATTTTACTTCTACATCAGCATTATCTGCACCTCTTTTGAGTGGAATTTTTGAAAATCAAATATTTACTGAAACTATATATAAAGCAATAACAGGTTCTGAAATATTATCAGCCGGGTTCGATGATAATAGCTTATCCGGACTGTTTATTACTAGTAGGGCAGACGGATTTACTAGGCAAGGTTCTAAAACTGAAAAAACTAATAACAAATATATGAACAGTTTCGACTATGATGTTATGGATTATCGTAAAGTTATTGCTGTTCAAGATTTCGAAGAAGGTTCAACCACAGGCATTAATACGCTTTTTACAATAGAACAAACATTAGCTCAGCAAACATACTTTAGTTATGCAATGGGCAATTATGGGTTTGACTTAGTTAGTTGGTATGTTCTAAAGGATTGGATGGAAATGAGAGAGAAACTATTAGCAACTAAGCGTAGTTATACTTTTGACGATAGGACGCAAACAATGAGAATGTACCCTCAGCCAAATGCAGCAGGTAACGGTGTAAGGTTTTATGGTGTTGTTAGCTGCTATGTTGAAAGACCTATTCGCGATATTATTAAAGAGCATTGGGTATATCAATATTCACTTGCTTTAACTAAAATTGCTGTTGCTAATATAAGAGGCAAATACGGTAGTGTAGCTCTCTTCGGCGGAGGTAGTTTAAACTCCGGCGATCTCATGAGCCAGGGGTTAGCAGAAAAAGAAAAACTTGAGACTGCTTTATACGAAGGTGCGCCAGGATTAGGTGATGCTGAACCTCCAATGTTCTTTGTCGGTTAAATGGGACAGGAAGCAGGTTATAACTATCTTAATACAGCATATACCGGTACTAGTGCTGCTAGTCTTTCAGGTATAGGTAGCGAAGCTTACAATATACATAAGATTATATCAGCAAACGATGTTGGGATAGCTATGACGACTGCAGAAGGCGAACAAAAGCANATTATTTAGCTTCAAATACTTCTATTAGTTTCTGTATTACCCCACTAACATCATTAATATCAAGAGGTTCAGTACCTGACGACGTCTTGTTAGATTTATTAGCTGTAGGAGCTTCTGATTCATAATCGCCGTATACATCATCCTCATCCTCACCTATCGTTAAATCTAACTCTTCTTCCTCGACTGGCTGTTCAATCTCAAACGACTGATTTATACACCCTAAATCAGCAAGTATTACACTTAATAGCTGATTAGTACTTTGCTCTTCCTTACTTCTACCTACAAAATCTATAATTTCGCTTTGAGTAAATTTACCCTTTAAATCCTTCAACGGAGCTTTATAGCTACCATAGCATAGATGTACGAGATACTGAACTGTAATCTCAGCTGAATCTTTTATTAAATAGTATGCTCCTTTTTTATTGATAGTAACTCCGGTATCTGGCTTATCAAAGGCTATCTTCGCTGGTCTCATTAGCTTACTTTGCCTTATATCACTATTCTTAATGATTTTTTCTTCAAATGTCATAACTATATTTATATCATATGAGGAAAGATAAAAGATTTAGACAGGGTATATTTAAACCTATACATTCAGAAAAGTTTATAGGCGCGAAAGATCCGGTATATAGGTCTAGTTATGAATTAAAATTTTTTAGATGGGCTGATACTAACTCTAATATACTAGCATGGGGGAGTGAGAATATAATTATACCATATACTAGCCCGTTAGATGGTAGGGTTCATAGATACTTTGTTGATAACTTTGTTATTTTTAAGGATAAAAATAACGTTAAGCAAAAATTTCTGATTGAAATAAAGCCTTCTTCTCAAGTAGCAAAGCCTACTAACGTTAAGAATAAACAGCGGCGCACTATACTATATGAGCAAAAAACGTGGATTATTAATCAAGCTAAATGGAAAGCTGCGGAAGAGTGGTCTAACCGTAAAGGTTATAAATTTTTAATTTTAACAGAAAAAGAGCTAGGCATACGTTAAAACCTAGGAAATTGTTCCTTTCTTAATAAATAATTAGTACATGAGTTTAAACCTTATAGTAGAAACCCCAGCACCTAAAGAGTCCTTCGAGTATATCGTTGAAGAAGGTAATTCTAAGGATCAAAAAAACTTCTTTATTAAAGGGCCATATATGATGGCCGAGGGCGTTAATCGCAATAAAAGAATTTACCCGTTACAGGAGATGGAACGCGAAGTTAAGCGTTATGAAAAGATGATGGTTGAAACAGGCCGTGCAATGGGAGAGTTAAACCACCCGACTACTGCTGATGTTGATCTCGAAAGAGCATGTCACTTAGTAACAGAGATGTCTCAGGATGGTAATGTATTTTACGGTAAGAGTAAAGTTTTATCGACACCAACAGGTATGATTGTTAGATCCCTTATTAATGATGGTGTAAGAGTTGGTATGAGCTCTAGAGCTCTAGGCCAGTTAATTCCGGAACATGGTGAAGAGGGTGTTAATAGAGTTAAAGATTTTAAACTAGTTGCTATTGACTGCGTTGCAGATCCTTCATTTCCTAAAGCTTTTGTAAATGGAATATTAGAAAGTAAGCAATATGTCGTTAATAAGTACGGTCAATTTGAAGAAGCCTACGACAATTTTGAAAAAACTATATCAACTATGCCTCTTAAAGGAAAAGATGAATTTTTAAGAAAACATATGTTGCAATTTATTAAATCCTTATAAATATAAATATGAGCAGACAAACATTAGATGTAAAGAAAGATGTTAAGAGTTTTATTAACAATATTATTGATAAAAACTATAGTAAAGCTCATGGGAACTTATCTCGCTCAATAGACAAGAAAATCAAGCGTGAGATTATAAATAATAATATAAACCTATTTTAATTATGAATATTTCTGAAATACTAAAAGAAGCAACCGACGGGGCAATTGATGAATCAACTCTTGCTGCAATTGAAACAGCGTTTGAAAAACGCTTAGAAGAGAAGACACAATTACATGTCGACAAAGCTCTTTTAGAACAGGACGAATTATACACGTCTAAATTAGAAAAGCTATTAGAAGCATTAGATGCTGACCATACTACAAAATTAGAAAAAGTTGTTGAAGCATTAGATGCTGATAGAGCAGGTAAGCTTAAAGCTATCATTGAAAAGTATGAAACAGCTTTAACAGAAGATGCTGAAAGTTTTAAAAGCGAGTTAGTTGAATCTATTTCAACATATCTCGACGAATATATCCAAGAATCTATTCCTACTGAAGAGATTAAAGAAGCTGTAAAGAATAAGAAAGCAATTCAAGTTCTAGCAGATCTTCGTACAAATTTAGCCGTTGACAGCGCTCTACAAAAAGAGAGCATTAAAGATGCTGTATTGGACGGTAAAAACCAAATAAATGAAGCTACCACAAAGCTTGAGTCTGCCCTTCAAGAGAAGGCTGTTGTTGAAGAAGAACTTAATACTATTAAGTCCAATCTATTAATTGAACAAAAAACAGCTAGTCTCGATGAGAGAAGTGCAAAGTATATTAAGAAAGTATTAGCAGGTAAGGACGCAGAGTTCATTGCTGAGAATTTTGATTATACTTTAAAGCTTTTTGAAAAGAAAGAAGTAAGCAGACTTGAGAGCTTAAAGGAGCAAGCTTTAGAGGACACTACTAAGGTAGATAGAGTCGTTGAAGAAAAGGTAGAAACACCTGTTTCAGATAACGGCTACATGTCCGAGCTAAGCAAATATTAATTTTATAATTGATTAGGCTTTCCTGAGTTACCTGGGTTAAAATCCCTTGGGGTCGAAATAAAAAAATAAAGGAAAAATAAAACTATGAACTCAATTAGACCTTCACAGTCTTATATTGACGAATCAAGAGCAGCTTCTCTATTAGAGAAGTGGGCACCAGTTTTAGATTATTCATCTAAATCAGTTGCTCCTATCGAAGATAGTCACACCCGCTTAAATACTGCTATGCTACTTGAAAATCAAGAAGCATGGTGTATACAAGAAGCTGGACCCGGCATTGGCTCTAGCAGCGGTAACGTTGCTGGCAATGGCGGTGCACTAGGTTCTGGAGCGGCTGGCATGGGTATTAACCAAGGCGCCGGTACACCCGGTACTGACAGTTATGCTCAAGGCGACTCTCGCCTACCTAAGATCTTGATTCCTATGATTAGAAGAACTTTTCCTGAGTTAATTACAAATGAAATCGTTGGTGTTCAACCAATGGCTGGTCCTGTTGGCCTCGCATTTGCTCTTCGTTACAAGTATTCTGGTGAAACACTAGGTACTGGTCTTGATGGCAAAAACTTTTCAACAGGAGGTAATACACCTAACCATCAGAATGCAGGAGGTCTTGGATCTGCTGCTGAAGCTGGTTATCAAGAATTAAGAACAAGCTACACTGGTGCATCTGCACAGTCTCTATCTGGTCTAGGAGCTACTCCTGGTACTGGTCTGAGTGCTTTCTCAGATATTATCGGAAGTAACGATAATGGTGTTGCTGCTATTCTTAAGAACTTCGAAGTAACTGGTAACATCCCTACAATGGAAGTCTCTTTCGAGAAGACTGCTGTTGAGGCAGGTACTAGACGCTTAGGTGCTCGCTGGTCAGTAGAACTCGAACAGGATCTCAAGAACATGAATGGTATCGATATCGATACTGAATTGACAAACGCTATGTCGTACGAAATTCAGGCCGAAATCGACCGTGAAATGCTTGTGAGAATGATTCAAGTTACACTTGACGCAGGTCAAGGAGCTGGATTCTCAATCTGGTCTCCTGCTTCTGCAGATGGCCGTTGGTTAGTAGAACGTAATCGTGATTTCTATCAAAGACTTATCATTGAAGCAAACAGAATCGCTGTGAGAAATCGCCGTGGTGCTGCTAACTTCATCGTCGCAACTCCTCGTGTTTGCGCTATCCTAGAGATGCTCCCTGAATTCCAGTGGGTACCTGTAGCAGGTAACGTAAATACACAACCTGTAGGTGTTGCGAAGGTAGGTAATCTTGGTGGTCGGTTTAATGTTTACCGTGACACAAGAACTGAAGGTAACAATGTTGATTCCGCAACGCGTCCTGAGTACGCGCTGTTGGGTTACAAGGGACCTGAATTCTATGACACTGGTATAATCTATTGCCCTTATATCCCGGTTATGGTTCAACGCACAATTGGTCCTAATGACTTCGCTCCACGTGTAGGCTTGCTTACACGTTATGGTGTTGTTGATAATATCTTTGGTGCTAACCTCTACTATCACACGATTCTTTGTACTGGCTTAGGACAAGCATTTGGCTCCGGTCAAAAGCAATACTTCTAAGAATTAATATAAGAATTAAATTCAAACTTAAAGCCGTTACGTTTATTCGTAACGGCTTTTTTTTACTTAAATGGCTGCGAAGGCTGGGATCGAACCAGCGACCAAGTGATTAACAGTCACCTGCTCTACCGCTGAGCTACTTCGCATTCTAAAATTTGCGTAATTTTATCAGCTAAAGATCTAAACCATTCTACATCGCAACCTCGTGTCGTTTCTGCTGCAGTGCCGATACGAATACCGCTTGTTTCAATAAATGATCTCTTATCATTAGGTACACCATTCTTATTTACAGTGATGTTATACTCCTCTAATAAGTCAGCAGCATATCTTCCGCTATAAGGTTTATCACTTAGATCAATTAATACGATGTGTGAATCAGTACCTCCACATTGTACTTTAAATCCATTCTCTATAAACACTTCAGCCATTGCTTTAGCGTTATCAATTACATCTTGCGCATACTTTTCAAACTCTTTGGTATCTGCCTCGACGAATGCTTGAGCTTTTGCTGCTACGATATTCATGAGTGGACCACCTTGAGTACCGGGAAAGATTGCACTGTTGATCTTCTTTGAATATTTTTCATCATTCCAGAGAATAATGCCACCTCGAGGACCTCTTAAAGTTTTGTGAGTAGTTGACGTAACAACATCAGCATAAGGTACAGGAGATGGATAAGCTTTACCTGCAATTAGACCCGAGTAATGAGCCATATCGACTAAGAAATACGCACCAACTCTATCAGCAATTTCTCTAAACATCTTAAAGTCAATCACCCCAGGATAAGCACTTGCGCCGGCTATAATCATTTTTGGTTTAAGTTTTTCTGCTTGTATTTGAATTGCGTTGTAATCCAGAAAGCCGCTCTCATCTACACCATAGTGATGTGATTCGTACACTTTACCAGAAATATTGACCTTAGCGCCATGCGATAAATGACCACCACTTGCTAAATCCATACCAAGAATCTTATCACCTGGCTTTAAGAATGCTTGATAGACTGCGGTGTTTGCATTAGCACCACAGTGAGGTTGAACATTAGCAAACTTACAACCATAGATATCCTTTAGCTTTTCAATAGCAAAAGTTTCAATCTCATCCATGTTCTTACACCCGTTATAGTAACGCTTACCAGGGTACCCTTCAGCATACTTATTTGTAAATACACTACCCGCCAATTCCATTACAGCATCGCTAGCAAAATTTTCGCTCGCGATGAGTTCAATCGTTTTTGATTGGCGTTGCCGTTCTCGTACTAAGATATTTTTAATACCTCTATCCATTACTGCTTCGAAGTTTTAATATGAACTGCATCAGGGTCGATTAGATTAGCAGCATACTTCTCAATAAGTTCTTGACTTGAAGCTCTTACAGGATTAATATCAATACCACCTCTACGGGCATACAAACACATTACTAATAGCTCGGAAGGATCAAAAGCATCTTTCAGCCTCTTATAGAAGCATTCACATATCTCTTCATGAAAATGACACTCATCTCTATACGATACAACATAATTCTTAATACTATGAGCATCAATAGCAGTCTTTGATTTAATATAGATGAATACATCTCCCCAGTCAGGTTGTGAAGTAACACGGCAGTTACTCTTCAATAGACCTGAATAGAACTTTTGCTCTAAATCTCTTTCACGACTTATACCTTGCAATAAACTAGGGTCTTCAGTATATTGAGTATATACAAAATCTTTATGATCATCGAGTAGGTCAACGTTCTGATAATCTCCTATATCCCACTCGCTATTAGGGCTATCAAATTTCTTATTAACTCGATCCCCATCTTGGAATTTAACTTGAACATCAGTCTGTAATAATCTGCTTAGATCTTTACTCGCGGTATTTTCAAATGCAGTAACGGCTTCATCTTTATCGGCAGCAATTTTAGTCATATTAAAGGAATTAAAGTACAACTTAATACTCTTACTCTCAACAATATACTTACTGCTACAAGGATATACACATTTTACAACACCAGTTACCGGGCGACCATTATCAAGGAGGAATGAACATTCATAAGCATTCCACGTATCAGATCCCACGAAAGGTAAATCGTCATCAAATATATTTAAATATACTCGATTATTACTACGAGGTTCTCTTACAAGCAGTCCAGAATCATACGCACTCTTATATTGAGACGTTTGACCTAAATGCTTACTAATTCTACTATTATCTAATTCTTTATTTGCCATAATTATCTACTATATTA